GCCGGTGATTGCGGTGAAGCCGGTGATTGCGGCGAGGCCGGTGAAGCCGGTGACTGCGGAACGGAACCTCGCGGTGTCCTCCCCGTGGGGTCTCCCGTAGCGTTGACCAGCGGGAACGTCTGCCCAAAGGCCCCTGTGGTGGTGGACGGCTGCGCGCCAGGCGGCTGCGCCGGTCGTGCATTCGACGCCGTGGATGCGCTTGGCGTCGAACGCGACGTTTCACCCGTCAGACTCACCAAAGGAGCGCTTCGCCCGTATTCCCCCGACGATGCAGGCGATGCGGAACGCTGCCCACCCGACGATGCGGGCGGTGCGGAACGCTGCCCACCCGACGATGCGGGCGGTGCGGATTGGGAACCACGCCGCGATGCGCCGTCCGACGGCGTAGTGTCGTAGTCCCTATCGAGCATGTACGAAAGCTGCGCGGGAAAATCCTCGGCTTTGATGTAGGTATAGTTGCCTGGGGAATCCTTTTCCCGCCCGTCCTCGATGAACTTGAATGTGTTTGAACCGGTCTCTACAATAATAGGCATGGTTTACCAACTCCTTGTCCAGCGCGCCGTTGGCGCTTGGGAACGACCAAACGCAGCCATTGCAGCATTCTGTCTATCGGCTTCCATCTTCTCTCGCGTTAGTCCGGCCTCTTGCGCCATCTGTGCATTGCGATAAGCCGTCAACTCATCTTGGGTTCTAAACGCCAACCCAAACTCGCTTTTCTGTTTCAACTCGGCTAGGGCCAGTTCGCGCTGCTGATTGGATAGCTGGCCGGACTTGTACATGTTCTCGATACGATTCGCCTCAAGACCAAGTTCACGCTCGGTGTTGGCCCGTTGTTGTTGCAATCCAAACTGCTGTCCGGCCATCTGCCAATCCCGTTCATCGCGCAATTGCTGTTGTCCAAACTGCTGTCCGGCCATCTGCCATTCCCGTTCGTCGCGCAGTTGTTCTTGCCCGAAGTTCGCCCCCCACTGGTTCGCCTGCTCGTTCGCCATCCATTCCGCCATCTGCTGTTGGCGGTTAGCCATGCCCATGTTGAAGGTGTCGCGCTGCTTACCCCAGCCTGATTCATCCCAATAGCGCTGATTCCCCTGCGCGAACTCTTGCCCCCACTGATTAGCGTTCTGCATAAACTGCGCCATCGGGAGTGCGTTCTCCCAATAGCGGGCGGTAGGTGAATTCTTGTCGTTGAAATTCCCGACACTAAATTGCGTACTAGGGAATGCCGTCGCCCAATCCGGAGCTTGCGGGACTGTGTATGGTGCGACTTTTTCCCCCTTATCGTAATCGCCGCCGCTTCCCCCGCCGCCGTTCCATTGCGGAACCTGCATACCGCCCCATGTGGGCGGAGCGGACGGTGTGTAGGTCTGCGGTCTTGGCCTGCCTGTCGCATACGGGTTTCCGACCGAGGGTGTTCCTGCGGCGCTGGCGTTTCTTCCGAACTGAGGAAAAGCGCTAGGGGATTCCCCTGGGCCGAAGTTCATCTCCCGCGTTATCTGAGGATTCGCCGGATACTGATTTCTTCCGGACTGCGAAGCGACGCCTGACTGATTCGTTCCGGTAGAACCCCTCCATTGTGGATCATTCTCCGGAGTAGCATTCCGCCACGGCGATTGAAAATTGGGCGGAGTATGCCCTTGCAGCTTCGACTGATCCCATCCGAAATTGCTTCCGGACTGCTGCCGTTGCATTTCCGCCGCATCGTTGGCGGCTATTCGGCGCTGGCTGAAAAGGTCTTGCATTTGCGCCTGTCGCAATTCTGAATTCCCCGCCGACTGCGGATTCCCCGCCGGTCGTGGAGTCGCCGCCGCCGTTCGTGTTGGGTAGAGCGCTGCCCATTGCTCTGCGGTATTGGTAGCCATCTGTCTATCCCCCTAACCCCATCAAATATTCTTGTATCTGTGCGTCGGTCATGCCGCCGTTGACTAGGGCTTGGAAGGCAATGGGGTCTTGCTGCCGTATCATGTCAAGCATTTCCGGCGTAATCTGCCCGCTTACCTCCGGCGGTAGTCCGCCGCCCATAGGACTAGGCGGAGCGGGCGGCTGCAAGTCCGCCATACCGCCAGGCCCCATAGGCATTCCACCCATCCCCATATCAGGCGGCATTCCACCCATTCCCATATCAGGCGGCATTCCACCTATTCCCATATCAGGCGGCATTCCACCTGCCCCCATATCAGGCGGCATTCCGCCCATTCCCATATCAGGCGGCATTCCGCCAGGCGGAGCGGGCTGCGGCGGCGGCGGCGGGTTAAGAACCCCTTCGAGCGGCGTCCCCTGCATAAACTGCTCCGCCTTGTCGGGGTAGAATGCCGTAAGCGCTAGAGCGTGCCGCTTGGCCTGCAATTCCGGTGCGCTCATGGCCTGCTCCAGATAGATACGATTTTCTTCGTCTTCGGGGTAGTCCATCTGCGACCACATCTCCCAGAAGGTGCGGCGGCTGAGTAGACCGGCCTGATTCAGTTGCAGGCCAAGCGTCAAGCGCGGCGTATCGTTTTCCGGTAGCTGCGCTCTCAAGCTGACATGATTCTCGTAGTATCCGTTTTCAATCATCTCCTTTGTCAGCGCCAAGCTGTAGGTCTTGCCCAGCGTGTTCATACCCCACATGGGCACGCCCTTCTTTCCGGCAAAGACCTCTACCATGCCGAACATCATGGAATTTAAAATCTCGATTGTGGATTCCAGATTCTGCATGATGCTTCGCATTCGACCGCGTGCGGCATCCGCCAACATGCTTACCCCAAAGCCGCTTTGTATGTCGCCTGGGGCCTGACCGTACATGACGGTGGGGAAGGTGCTGCGTTGGATTGCGCTCTCGAACTGCGATGTAAGCGATTGTGCAAGCGGCATGTTCGGCTGTATCTGCACAACGTTTAGCCCTGTGCCTGGCGGAAACTGTTCTACGCCGCCTGGTCTCGGCTTGAAGTCCGGTACAATCTGCCCCTGCTCGTTGGTCAAATAGATAAACGGCCAGAAATACCAGAGTGCGCCCGTCTGCTGCATGGATAGCTGCTTGCACTTTGCCTGCCACGGCCCATCAAGCGGATACATCAAAGACAGTGATTCGTATGCCTGATTGCGCGCCTCGGTCGTATCGGCAAAGCCCATGACGATGGGAATGGCAGGATACTTGGTCTTTACGGGGTCTTTGACAAAAGAGTCATCCACCAGAATCGCGTTCCAAATGTCCCCGCTTTTCTGGTCTATGTACCAGAAGTCAAGAATCTCTACCTCCTCAAAATGGTTGTCGTCATTGCGGGAACGTCGCTCGCGCGTCGCTTTGCGCCGCACCATAGACGGCCAACGCTGTAGCGCTTCCCACAACTTCACCCGATACTTGTGATACGCATATTCGGTATACGCCTCGCCGCGTGCCACCCCCACATCACGCGGGTCTAGGCTTCGCAGCAGAAACGGGGATTGACGATGTTGCAGTTTTTCCGGCAGCACATCTTGCACCCAACGCAGATCGTAGACGTGCCGCCCCAACACGGCGGATTGCCATACGGCGCTGTCAATTAGATTCTTGCCGCGGTGTCTGGCCTGCTGCTGCCAAAACGCCGTTGCCCACCGTTCCCGCATGTTGGCATAGGAAAGAGACTGCTCGGTCTCCTCCTTTGGCGGAATCACAATCTTGGGCTTGCCGCTCACCAGACGCTGCGCTAGATTTACGGCGTCATAGGGGTCATGCGTGACGACAACCTCTTGTTCATCCTCACGCAGCTTGCGTACCGTCTCGTCGTCAAAGGCTTTGCCGAAGTAGATATTCTCCCAGCGCCGCGCCAGAGCGTTGTATCCGGCGTCCTCACGCTCTATCTCGCTTACCTTGTCGAGTATCTGGTCGAGTTTCAGCTTCATAATTCCCCTAGTAAGTCGCCCATGCGCTGCGCTTGCGATGCCGCTTTATGACCTTGCGTTCTTCCGTCGGCCCGAAGTGGTCATACAGCCCGTAACCTAACGCCTTAATTGCATGATTGTTCGAGTCAATCGGGCGGCGCGGTTCCGACCTGTTCGCTCCGGTCTTGCGCCACTTCCACAATTCAAACTCGGCCAACACGTCCGCAGCCTGGCCGTCGGGAGACTTAGCGTTGGTCATGTGGCTGTTGAAAAACAGAAGCGGATGTCCAAGCTTTGGGTCATCTCTCAGCCGGAAGCGCACCACGTCACGCCCCACGTCCTGATGCACATAGTTGCTGCGAAAAGACAAGCCCGCCGTCTTCTGCCATATCTCAATATGGCTAGGCATTCCGTACTGATGACGGCCCGCCACGTCTATCACGCCGTGCGTGCCCCTGTTTTTGTACACCAGGTCAAAGAGCGGATTCGCCTGGCACGCCTCTATAGCATCCTGCGCGATTCCCCCACGCAGATACACTCTGTCTAATACGTTGGTCACTAGACCAATCACCTGCACAAACAGCACGCAGTAACAGTTCTTGCCAGGGTCAACCCATAACTCTATGGGTACGTCATAGTCCGGCTGCATACGTCGGACGTTCCTAGCGTAGTCAAATTCAACAATGACCAGCCCCGTAGACTTGCGAGGCTTTGCCCCATAGCGCTCTTCGAAGTGATCCAGCGTGCTGCTGTTGACGTGCTGACGATAGATGCGCTGTATCTCCGGATCGTCCCACCCGCCAGGAAACGCATGGGTGTTAGACCAGGTGGGCAGCGACAAGGCAAAGCCGCCCTCGTCGTTCGGCCCCTCCCAGCGCTTCAGCATATCCCCATACCAGGGCAAACCCTCCTCCAGCGTTCCCGACAAGATGACGTGCCCCCGCCCCTGCGCTACACGCTCCTGCCCACGCAAGAACACTTCGTATTCCTGCTGCGCCGCCTCAACCATCAAGAATATGTCAACTGAGTAGGAAGCCAACTTGCGTATGTCCGACGAGGACTTGGTCTCTACCTTAAACCCCCAAGTTGTCGTCATAACCCAAGATGATGTCGGATTCAACGGCATCGAAACCGTCGCCACAAAACCGCCGCGCTGCAACGCCTGCCACAGATATTCAAACTCCGCACGCGCCTGACGATAGTCCGGCCCCACAATCCAACAGTGGCGAGGAGCGCGCCCGCTACCCACCCCACCCGACTCCAGTTCCTCAACCGTCGGTTCCATCAGCATCAGCGCAATCGCTACCGTCGTAAACGACTTGCCCGCCCGCACCCCGCCGCAGATCAGCAGAAAGCGAACGCCGTTCAGAATGGCGTATATCGCCTCTGCCTGCGTCGGATTCGGACTGTATCCAAGCAGGCCCCAAATAACCCGCAGCCAGTTTTGGCTAATCATCGCCCGCCACTACAGCAAATGCGTCGTCGTATGCGTCAAGCATCCGCTCCAGATACAGAATGTAGTCGAACAAATCCCCGCTGTCCACGGCCTCTATGTCGCCACGCCAATCGCCCGCCATTAGCA